ATTTAATTTTTTCTCTTGAGTCTTGTTAATATTAGCTTGCCATAGCACTACTTTTTTAACGATATGATCGGGTAAGTGTGTAGGTATTTCAGACTCTTGCCAGTTTTTATACACACCTTTTGGTGCGATAATTAAAGCGCCATCTATTTTGCCTTTATCGTAAAGCATAGAGATATTGTCAATAAGCACCTTAGATTTACCGGTACCCATCTCCATAAAATACGCAAACACCTTCTTATCCCATGACTTTTTTAAAGCAGTCAATTGATGCTCGTATGGCTTGGTTTTAAACTTATAAAACATATTTGCTTTTGCTTTCTAAACAAGTTATAACATAACGACAGGAGAAAGTCAAATGTTTAGTACTATGAATAAAGTTGGTGGTAACCATACTAACAACAGTAAAGTATATCTTATTCAGGAAATACCTGGAACAAGCCAAGGCATGCCTAAATATAATATCATGGGTGCAAAAAGGTATGGTGATTTAGTAACACTATTACCAGAACACTCACAAATTATATTGTCACCAGGACCGTTGATAGTAAAACTTAGAACGCTTCTAAAGAACATTACACCTGATGATCATCTTCTACTTACAGGCGATCCAGCTATCATAGGAGTTGCATGTTCTATTGTTTCTGACATTACTGGCGGAAAATATAAATTTTTAAAGTGGGATAGACAGGAAAAAATGTACTATTCCATAGAAATCAATCTTCATCAAAAATAAGGCTTGACATATTATAATTATCCTATATATGTTCTAGTATGAAAGAACAAATAGGAGCTATATATGTCAATTAACTTTGAACAAGATCAATCGCACGCGATTGAAAAAGCTAGTGATGCTAAAGATTTAGCAACACAAGTTACTAAACTACAAGAACTAGAGGATTTGATTAAAGCTAAAGAACAGCAAGTCAAAGATTTAAAAGCAAGAGCAGAAAATATATCAGGTGAAGTCATCCCAACTATGATGACTGAAATGAATATTAAAACACTTAAACTAGCAGATGGATCTGCAGTAGAAGTGAAACCGATTTACGGTGCTTCAATTCCAAAAGATAAACAGGAAGAAGCATTTAACTGGCTTCGAGAAAACGGCCTTGGCGATCTTATTAAAAATGAGATCACCGTTGCCTTTGGTCGTAACGAAGACAACAAGGCGAGCGATTACGCAGACCTTGCATCAGAGCGTGGGTACCAACCGGTTCAAAAACTTAAAGTGGAACCCATGACTCTTAAAGCACTAGTGAGGGAAAGAATTGAAAACGGCAAGGATATTCCGGCTCACTTATTTAACGTGTTCGCAGGCAACCGAACAAAAATAACAAGGAAATAGAAACATGAAAAATGAACCAATAAAAAAACAAGCTGCAGGTGCACTAGCAACTGTTCAGTTTGAAGAAGACGCAGCTCAAGGTTTGGGGCACTTAGGTCAACAAGATCTAGCATTACCCTTTTTAAAAATCTTGGGTCAACTATCTCCAGAAGTAAACAAGAGAGATGGTAAATACGTACAAGGAGCAGAACCAGGAATGATATTTAATTCTGTGACTGGCGAATTGTATGACGGTGAGAAAGGTATTGAAGTAATACCTGCTTACTATTCATTAAAGTTTGTAGAATGGAAAGACAGAGGAGAAGGATCTGGAGCACCAGCAGGTGTACACCCAGGTACTTCTGACATTCTATCTAAAACAACAAGAGGATCAGACTTTAAAGATAGATTACCTAATGGAAACTATGTTGAAAAAACAGGTAACCACTTTGTAATTATCAAAGGTGATTCACCTTCTACTGCATTGATTGCGATGAAGTCTACTAACTTGAAGATATCAAGAAAGTGGAACTCTATGATTGCAAGCATTAGAATGAAGGGGAAGAACGGTTTGTTCACTCCAGCATCTTTTAGCCACGTGTACAATCTGAGAACGGTACAACAGCAAAATGATAAAGGAACATGGTTTGGTTGGGAAGTATCTAAACTAAGACAGTTAGATCCATCAACTGAAGGTGATCTTTATTCACAAGCTAAAACATTCTCAGAGAGTGTATCCAAAGGTGATGTCGAAGTTAAATATAACGACGGCAAAGAAACTAAGGATAGCATTATCTAATTCCCAAGGGAATGGTTGCAACATTGATGGTGCTGGGGAGACTCGGCGCCATCAGCTAATTGTATGAATGATAAGTTTATAAATATATTTACAGGGTTAGAGCGTAATTTTGGTTACTGCAATATTGAAAAAGGTTTTGTAGGCCAAGATGGTAAAATAGAATTTGATCCTAAAGATTTAGGTTGGTCCAAAAGAGCTATCACTTCTCAAGATTACGAGAATCATTTAACAGGTAAGCAGTCTATTGGAATACAACCATGCACTGAAGAAGGTATGGCTAAGTTTGGAGCCATAGACATTGACGATAAACAACACAGCTACACAGATTTTCCATACAAAAAATATTTAGATCTTATAGCTAAACATCAAATACCTGTAATACCAATCAAATCAAAAAGCGGTGGTTTACATTTATTTGTCTTTACAAAAGGATTTGTAAAAGCATCGATCATTAGAACTTTTTTACAAGATATATTATTTTTATTAGGGTTACCTCAAGAGATAGAAGTTTATCCTAAACAAACAGAGCTTGGTGAATCATCAGGTAATTTTATTAATCTTCCATATTATAAAAAGACAGAAAGACTTGCATTTAATTTTGACGGTAAGTTTTTTGACTACGAAAAATTTTTAAAACTTGTTGACAATAATTTACAGACTCCAGAATCTTTAGACGCGTTTACTAAAAAAATTATACAAGATGAATTAACAGGCGGTGCTGCTGAATTTGTAGATGGTCCACCTTGTTTAGCCAGACTTACAAAAGAAAAGATGACAGATAACCGAGAAAGATTTCTTTATAATTATTCTGTGTTTGCAAAGAAAAAATATCCTGACAACTGGGAAGATAAAGTTAAAGAAGCAGCAAGAGAATATTTTGTTTATGATAGCAAGTGGGATGATAGTAAAGTTGAAGGTAAGATTAGAGATTGGAAAAAAAGTAAAAGTGATAAAGGTTATACTTGTTCTCAAGACCCTATTGCTCCTCTGTGTTTAAAACAAACGTGTTACAAAAGAAAGTATGGAGTCTTAACAAATGTACAAATATCATGGCCAACTTTATCGGGTTTAACAAGAATAGAATACAGACCTGATCCAGAGTTTTGGTTGACAGTCCAAGTTGATGAAGAGAATACAAAACAAGTTATAGTTAAAAATATAGATAAACTTGTGGAGATGAGAGAGCTTAGAAAAGTAATAGCAGCACAAACTGCTCTTATACCTCCAAAGATTAAAGATGCAGACTTTCAAAAAATACTAGACCCATTATGGAAGAATCTTGAAACATTAGATCCACCGGAAGGCACAAGTGATATAGATATATTAAAAGCCCACATTATTAGTTATGTAAATGAAATGAAAGCTACAAGTCATGCTTCACTAGAAAGCGGGGCAACGTATGATGACGGTGAATATTTTTATTTTGTTTACGATAAGTTTTACGATCATCTAAAAACAAAAGAATGGAAACTAAAACAAGATAGAACTGGGGTAATGATTAAAAAACAATTTAAAGGTGAGTTAAGTGTACAGGTTAGATATCCTCATAAAAAAGGAGCTAAAATGAATCCAAGAATAAGATGTGTACAGATACCAAAAGATAAATTTATTAGGGAAGAAGCTCCAGAGGAACAAATTCAAATGAGAAAAGTTGATGAAATTATGTAAGATATACGGACCACCAGGCACCGGTAAAACATACAGACTTATTAGTAGAGCAAGAGCTTATGCACGGACAGGCTCCCCGTTGCATAAGATAGGTTATTTTGCTTTTACTAAAAAGGCAGCGAAGGAAGCAAAAGAGAGAATGCCTTTTCCTCCAAAACGTTTAAGACATTTTCAAACTCTTCACTCGCTAGCGTTTAATACCCTAAGTCTAAGTGAGGATAGAGTTATGCAGCCTTATCACTACGAAGACTTAGGGAAACTTTTAAACATTAGAGTCAGATAACAGGATAAATTTAACAAAGAAGAAACACATTTTTTAACTTGTGATAATCCATATTACCAACTGATAGGTAGAGCGATGAATAAAGATATATCTATTGAAGAAGAGTTTAATTTAAACGAACATAATAGAAATGATGTGAGTTGGAATACTTTAAAACATATCTCTACTAATTTAGTAGAGTATAAAAAAAATAATAACCTAATCGACTTTAACGATATGATTCATCAATTTATAAATGAGGCAGAAAAATGTCCAGAATTTGACACCATCTTTGTTGACGAAGCTCAGGATTTATCAAAGCTACAATGGAAGATGTTTGAAGTTTTAAAACAAAAATCAAAACATATTTATTTAGCAGGCGATGATGACCAAGCAATCTTTAGTTGGGCCGGAGCTGATGTAGATAGTTTTATAGATGTTAAAGCAGATAAAGAAATAATATTAAATAAATCAAGACGTATCCCAAAGAATGTACAAACCTATGCATTACAAATTATAGACAGGATACAAGGTAAAAAAGTAGCCAAGAATTATAAGGCACGAGAGGTCGATGGTAAAGTAGAAAAGATTAGTGATTTATCACAAATTAATATAAAAGAAGGTAAGTGGTTGATTCTTGCAAGAACAGGATCAAGATTAAGAAATATAATGGATGAATTAAAAAGACGTGGAATTTATTGTGCTACAAAAAAAGAAAAAAGTTTTAGCGAAAAATTATATAGAACTATTTTATTATATCAACGTTGGTGTAAAGGAGAACCATTAGAAGAACATCAAATGAAAGAGATAAAAGAATACACTGGTGAAGAACAATTAGATAAAGATATACCTTGGTTTGATTCTTTTGTTGCTGCTAAGTATGAAGATAAATTAAATATAAGAAATTTATTATCCAATGGTGAGAAGTTAAGTGATAAACCTAGAGTTTTTTTATCTACAATACATTCTATTAAAGGTGGTGAAGAAGAAAACGTAATTGTTGCTTTAGATTTAGCGCATAAGATTAGAAAAGCTTTGCAAAGAAGTCAAGCAAAAAGAGACGAAGAGCATAGAGTATTTTATGTTGCTTACACGAGAGCAGCACAGAATTTATATTTATTAAAATCAAAAATAGAAAGGAAGGGTTATCAAGTATGACAGACGAAAGTATATTTAAAGATATGGCACCGCAAGATAAGCAGATAGGCGGAAAGCATTATAAATCTTTTTACATTCAGCCCTATGAATTTATTTCAAAAAATAATCTTTCGTTCTTTCAGGGGAACGTTGTGAAATATGTTTGTAGATATCTTACAAAAAATGGTATAGAAGACTTAGAGAAGATTATACATTATTGTGAGTTGGAAATTAAAAAAATGAAAGACATGAAAAAGAAATGAAGGTACCTTTATTTACAGCACAGACTGAATGGATAGAGCCGGAAGAGTATCCAGATCTACGTCCATACGATGAAATAGCAATCGACTTAGAAACTAGAGATCCTGATTTAAAAACGATGGGGTCTGGCTCTGTTATTGGTAATGGTGAAGTTGTTGGTATTGCGGTGGCTGTACCAGGACGTAAATATTATTTTCCCATTGCTCATGGCTCAGGACCAAACATGGACCGAAAGAAAACTTTAGAATGGTTCAAAGATATTTTAGCTTCTGATGCTATAAAAATATTTCACAATGCAATGTATGACGTGTGTTGGATAAGATCTATGGGTTTTAAAATTAATGGTTTAATCGTAGATACAATGATAGCTGCATCTCTTATTGATGAGAATAGATTTAGATATGATTTAAATAGTTTATCTTGGGATTATCTTGGACATGGTAAGAATGAAGTTGCACTAAACGAAGAAGCAAAGTCAAGAGGATTAGATCCTAAATCTGAAATGTGGAAATTACCTGCAATGTATGTTGGATCTTATGCAGAGAAAGATGCTGAGTTAACTTTAGA